TGTGATCTTGATTATCTTACCAACCAGTCCTATTTTTTTGGCTTGTTGAGCATTCAGAAACACGTCTTTTCGCGATTCCATCGAGAACATTTCATTAACGGTAACCTCTGAAACTTCCTCAAACTTAGCTACATCAATACGAGCTTCAAAAGCTTGACGGAGCGACTTGTTGATGTTTGCTAGATTAGCTTTAATTTCTGGCGTGAAATACGATGAATCCTCAAACCATTCAGGATAAGCTGCACGGTGAAACAGGAACTGAGAAACGTCCAGGCACTGCGCCTTTTCTTTTTCAACGTAAAGGGGCGCAAAAGCACCCATTGAATAAGCTTTACCATCAATTTTAACTGATTTTTCACCGTCAAATTCAGCGAACTTGGCAATCATGGCCCAGCCAGATTCAGGGCTTCCGCCGTTGCAGTTAATACGCATAGTCAAAGTGGTATCTTCGCCTTCCTCAATCGTTTTTACGAATTCAGCCGCCGAATAATCCCAGATATCGCCATACATTAAAACTTCCATAGCGACTAAATTACCTACTCAAAGAAAGTTAAGGTTTAAAATTGTCCAAATTGGACAATTTTGTTTATATTTGAACTATGACTAGAACTTACAAAAAAGATGAGGAAAGAATAGTTGTGAAAAACATTCGTCCAGAGGTGAAAAACGAGCTTGTTGCCATCGCAAAAAATGAAGGATTGACACTATCAGCGTTCCTGAAACCGCATCTCCGAAAAATAAGAGACTCTTACCCGCTTAATATGCGAGCTATTCAGGAGGATTAGTAACCTCAGTAACAGGAATTACAATATCCAATCCCGTAGCAATGGATAGCTCATCCGAGAATTGTTCGAAATTGCTATCGCTATCTCCGCCGCCAAGGTTTTCCGTTGCCTGCTCGACCGTCGTGAGCGGCAAATGATCCGCCAGTGTTCCAAGCTTTTTACGTTCTGCATTCACCTCCTTCAAAGGATCCACGTGCGGGAAGTGCGGGCCGGTAAACCTGGCATTCAGGTAAGACTCAGTTACCATGAAATTTTCTTCCAGGAATGCCTTAAGGTATCCCGGGGCCTGAATCTTATTTTTCAGTATTTCGGTGTAAAGCCAGAACGCGTAAACATACTTGTAATACTGGTTCGTAAATGCGTTTCGCTTCACGTCCATTGAGTGATCCCAGTCTTTTGTAGCTGCCCGGGAAGCGCTGAATGAATCAGTGTACATTGAGAAAGCAACGTTCGGCGGAATTCCTATTGCGGCGCAAATGATGTTCGCGTTTGTTCCGTGGAATTCACTGAAACCGGAAACCGTTTCGCCCTTGTTCAGGGTTTTGATCTCAGCGCCCTTCGTGTTGTTTACCGCCTGCTTTCCGGTTGTTACCGCAATTTTATTAGCAAGCGCTTCGCCCAGAACGTCAACAGGCAATTTCCCCTCATTATCCGCGTCAAATGCTTTTGCCATGTTGTTGATAAGTGGTGTAGTTCCGTCTGAAAATTGCTGGTGAACGACCTGATACGTTATTTTAGCCATTTCCTCGGCGGATGCCAGCGTGGCCTCTTTGTATTTATCGATTTTACTGATAGACTCCAAGACTGTGGCGATCATCGGCAAGCCACGGTGAAACCCTAGCCTCCATTGAGTTCCATATACAAGGAATGCGGTTCTGAGGCTTGAAGCTTCGCTGTATGCAGGGATAAAGTCGTACTGGTTCAGAAATCCGTCTCGGCGGACATGATAACCGACGTGTCTACCCGTCGGCGACACCTCTACACCCATAGATATGATGTTTCCGGTGTTTGGATTGGAGTTTACGTAGTCAAAGGGGGTAGATACGCGCATACCATCAATAACCTGAACCTTCACAGTATCTTTTATGTACCGGAGAACAACGAGTGAATCCCCTCCTACGTTTGCGTTTTTGTATGCCGACTTTGTTTCTTCGTGGAAAGTGTTTTCACCGGAAAAACTTGAATGCTTTGAATTTGACCAAATATGCCAACGGCTTTCAACGACATCATTGTGACGTTCGCTATCCTCTTTGGACATCTGAATACCTTCCGACGCCAAAACCTGCTTCATTGGGTTCGCTTTAAGCTTCAAACCGGTATCAATAACCCAATCATCATGCTTATCGATGATTGTTTTCGAAATGGAGTTTTCCATGTACGATTGCCAGGATCTGGCGGCAAGCCGGTAATACTCTGGGACGTGGCTCACAATTGGCCCCATTTCGCCGAGATTCTTTTCCCCATCATACCCAAGGGAAACAACTCCAAGTGGAATAATACCACCCGCAACAGTCATTTGCGCTGAAACTTCTGCTTTCACCTCATCGATGATCTCAGGATAAAGTTCACGTATATCTGCGGCAGTTGCCGGTTTTCTTTGAAACAACCAGTTCCAAAACCCTTTATTTTCACTCATCTTATTCTAAAGTTTTTTTCGTCCATAAGTCGAGTTACGCCTACTCCTGTGCCTTGCGCCTGATTTACAAGTTCCTGGCGAAGTTTCCTGTAATCGGAAATCGCCGTTAAAACCGATCCGGGAGATGTGTATTTAATCCGTGTCCGAGTCTGCCCGGTATCTAGATCGTATTCGGCGATATTACCCTGCTGAACCGAAGTTAACGCGGTCGTAAGAAGCTGCTGAATTATGAGATCCAGCTGCGCGATCGTTGCAAGTATATCATCCCTGTTATCAAGGCTTGGTATTTTATAGACAAGTAATCCTATCATAGCGTTTTGAGTTCGTCGATTTTGGCTCCGGATATATCAGCCGTTGAAGGTGTGGTGGGTATGCTTCCAGGTATAGGCGTGGGCGGAACCGGCGGCCCCGTTGCGGCAGTGGCATGCATGTGTGAATTGAAGGCCGTAACCAGCGAATTGAAATCTGATTTCAGCTGATTGTAACCGGTTTCAAGCTCCTGAAATCTAACAAGGTTTCCGGCGCTTCCCCCAAATTCAATAGTTCCATTCTTTTTTACCCATAGGTAAATCTGCAATTCGCCAGAATCATCTGTTGAATAAATTCTTATTTCTCCCGGCAATGCTTCACCGTCTTTATTCAGAACGCCAATAAGCACCGATTCCCCCGAAACGCCCGTTTCCTCATGAAAGGCGATCTGATCCTTTATCGGGTTGGAATCAATGCCCGGGGGCATGGACATAACCACCTCCTGAACGTCATTTTTTCCATTGCGCAGGAATTTAGCTATCAGCCGTCCGGTAGCATCTCTGGTTGTGGAAATGATTTTCGTTATTCTCATGCGTGCATATTTATTCCTTGAAAAATAGATACGGGATATTTACCATTCACAACTTCCGGAATAACGCAATTTAGCGTTGCGGTTGTCTTTTCAGCGTCGCCCGTAAAGTCGATCGATCGTATAAACCATGTCGCTTTTTTGTAAATATACAACTCAGGAGCAATAATCGTGATTATGTTGTTCGGCTTTATTATTTTGCCGTCCACGATCCAGCGATCGGTTTCGATTTTAAGCGTCAAACCCTCGAGTTCGGAAGCAAGCGCGCGCATAGCGACCTCGTTGCTGTCGATGTCGTCGCCCGATGACTGGCTAACCACCGTCGGCCGGTATACAATCGGGCAATAAGGATTCATTACCATTGCTTCGCGCGCGTTCCCGCCATCCGGCGAAGCTTGGCCCATAACGTAAATATGCGAGTGCATACCCTGTCCGTCGAAGCTCATCTGAAAATCGGTTCCCGGAATAAGCCCCTGCGTGAAATCAAATTCAATGAGCGGCGCGCCGGTTGTTTTGGCCTCTGTTAAAAGAAGCTCACCCTTTTCGTTGTGGCTTACTATTACGCGCTTCTGCTGCGCCATTTCAGCCAGGAATGATGCTATTGTAGATCCTTCCGAGGCGGTTATTTTCTTGAATGGCTTGTTTACCCGATCAGCAACCGACGGATCAACAACCACGTTAAGTCCATATTTAAGTTTCCATGGCTGGGTAAGTTTTTCGGCGATATTGAATAGCGAAACCCCGTCTGATTGCAGCGGGTAAAGATCCGGAGGTATAACACAATCCTCCAATATCCCTGGCGTTGAATAGCCGGAAATTGTGGCAAGCTGCTTTTCCGGGTTGTACGTGAATCCCTGAGACAGCGCAAAGCCGCGCATAAGTATTTCGTCGTTGTGCTGAACCGTGCATGTGTGGTAATGCGTTACGCACGCAAGCTCCTTGTGATCGGGGTTATTCGGATCGAAATAAAAGCTGAATGAAAAAGTTGAACCGAACTGATCGTAACCAAGTGACAATTGGAAATTGCTGAAATACTCAACTTTCCGGATTTTGAAACGGTCGTATATCGTGAGTATCAAAGCAATGTTGTTTTACGCATGCACCAAATTTAGCGAAAAAACATTAAAGACGGTAGATTGGCTTACTTCCTCTTTGATTTCAATTTTCTGGTTCGGAAGAAACCGATAAATGAAGGGTTTGTTTGCATGAGTTTACGCGCATAGTCCGCCGTATAGATATTATTTAGCTTAAATCCATCCTCACCCATCGGTATGCCTTCGTGCCAACGGCAAAGTTCAAATATGGCTTTCGCGGAATAATGGCTGAATCCCTTTGCTTTTGTTTTGATGGAGTAGTAAAGGAAAACCTGCCAAATCCTGGGGTTATCCTTGTCGTATTGTTCAAAATCGATCTGCATATTACGGTTTGTTTAGTTTGCTTTGGAATACATAGCATTTCACGCCGTTTATTTCCTGTATGTCATCCGTAGTCGGATTGTCGTACCCAATGTAACAATGAAGTTTTGCCTTCTTACCTTCCGAAAATGTGAAACCCATTTCGTTATCATTATTCAGGAGCCTTGAAAGGCGATCTATTGCCAAATTGAGATCTCTTTTGTCAAGGTATTCTACGGTTATGGTTGCTATTTTCATGGGTTTAATCCTCCATCTTCAATTGTTCGGGTGGAATTGATTTTCCGAATTTAATCCCGATCTGATCGAGTTCGGTTGTATAGGTGGTAAACTTTTCGTGGCCTTCCGAGTCGAACATTCCGGTTTTTTGTTCCAGGAAAGACTCAGCCCAATTCGAAAACCCGTTTAGCCGCTGCTTCATTTCGCGTTTTACGTCCAATTCAACAAGCCGATCAACATCGTGCAGCAGGCTTTGTAGCTTTCCGTATGTAACCACGATGTTACGCATGATTTCTATTTCCTGGTCAGTGGTCATACTGTTGCTTTTTTGATTATCTCAACCCGTTGCTTTAATTCTTCAATTTGTCGATTCAAGTTCTTACACTCTTCTTCGATCAAGAACTGAAGACCTTGTTTTTCATCTTCGTGATAGGTGAAAACGTTTCCGATTCCATAATAAATATCTCCTGACTTTGGATTATTATGTAAGTTTACAAACTTGACTTCGCTAGTATCGGTGTCTATTTTAATTGCTTTCATGATTTCGGCTGTTATCAATTGGTATGTGTTTCAACTTTCGGAAAAAT